CTGTTTTCCGGAGCTGGTTGCCTCACCGCTCTGGGCGCGCGTTATATGTGGAAGTCGTACTTTAAGCCAGTCTCGTACGCGGCTGAAAAGATGATGGAAGCAGATGAGTGTGATGTGGTGGCGGAGGAATTGGTTGAAGAGACAATTCCTGTTGTCGGTGGAATGACTGAAGTGGATGAAGACCTCAAGATGGAATGCATTGTACCGTTGTTTGCGGACATGTCTACATCTGAACAAGAGGCAGTACTTGAAAAGCCAAAGGCTGGGCTCGCAGAGTATGTGAAAAAGAGTGAGACGGTTGTAACGAAGCCTTTAACGATTGATGGTCATCGAACCATCGCGTTGTTCAACCGTCACACCTATGCTCGTAAAGTCCTTGACGAGTGTAAGCTCAAGTTTGGTACTCCAAATCCAACAGAAGCAAATCATAAGGCCGTGTGGAAATATGCAGTTTCAGTGATGAAGCGGCATGGTTTGCGCCCATCCCACATGATGAAGGTTGTGCCAATGGTGACTGCGTTAGTATTCGAACCAAGTGAGGAAGAATTGGCTGCAGGTATTGTTCGTGGTGCTTGGCGTGAGTTGGTGGCGGACAGGTATGAGGAATACCTGACGCGACTTGGACGTTGGACGTCCAAGTTGCGTCGAATGTTCCTGTAGGGGTGCTCAGCAAAGGTGAATGCCCGTTGTTCGGATTATGGTGTCTGTAAGGTAGCGAGTGTAAAACATGCACCCTCAGAGTCGACGTGGGAGACGTTGAGGAGGGAAGATCCGGAATATGCGGGGTTGGCCATTCACTGGCGTTGGGAAGAGGAAAAGGAGCGGTCCGTGTATGTGGTCGAGGGTGTTGCCGGTGATGATCGGAAACTTAAGACTAATGCCGCTGATGTGATGACGACTTGTGCAGCTATCTTGGAGCGGATGATCTATGCGAAGATCTCTGGAGAGCTCATTCGTCGGCCGTGTCGTAGTTACGGGCACTACAATGCGGTGTTGAAGGACTTCAAAGTACGAGTGGTGCGTGCCATGGGTCACACTTGCAAACCTTGCACAGCTGAAGAGTTCGTAGAGCTCTACAAGGGTCGCAAACGTACACTATACGAGTCAGTCCTTGATGATTATTTGGAGAATGGGGTTAAGAGGGCACATGCTGCGTATACAACGTTCATGAAGGTTGAGAAGGTACCGGTGGATAAGAGTCCACGGTGTATTCAACCACGTGATCGTCGTTACAATATTGCTGTGGGTAGGTACCTGAAACCTCAGGAGAAGCGCATCTTTCGAGCGATTGCTAAAGTATTCCGACAGAAGTATGTTGTGTTCAAGGGGTTGAATGCAAATCAAGCTGGAGAAGAAATGGCTAAGCTATGGGGTGAGTATTGCAACCCGGTTGCGGTTGGGTTGGATGCTTCAAGGTTCGACGCTTCAGTGGATGAAGGCATGCTCCAGTGGGAGCATTCAGTTTACAATATGATCTTCCAATCAAAGGAACTCAAGAGGTTGTTGAGTTGGCAACTGAGGAGTAAAGGAGTTGCTTGGTGTTTTGATGGGAAGATTACATACCATGTTCGAGGAGGTCGTGGTTCTGGAGATATGAACACGAGCCTAGGGAATTGCTTGATCATGTGTGCTAT